ATCCTAAGCTGAAGTCTTATATGAACGTGCTGGAAGATGTGCGTATCGAAAAGATGATGAAGCGCAAGTATCCTGGGATTCGTAAGCGCATGAACGAAGGTTATAAGCAACTCAATGAGCGTGACTTCTTTGGCGTCAAAGCTATCCAAGACTTCAACGAATTGCTGTTGATTGACCGCATCAACTTGTACTTTAAAGTTGGTTTCGACTGTGGTGTTAAATTCACACCCGAAGAAAAGGTATTTGTCAATCGTGCAGAACGCACTGAGACCATGGAAGAAATCGTCCAGCTGGCTCAGGAAATTTATGCTTATTCCAAACAGCAAGCTGAAGAGCGTAAGAAACAACGCATGGAAGCTGGCGAAGAAGTAGAAGAAGGTGATGACCTCGATGATCCTATCACTGGCGACTTTGATATCGATGATATGGATGACTTTGATGAAGACGAAGATGCTGGCGACGAAAAGCTAAAATCTTCTAAGTCTGGTTCTAACAAAGAAAACGACGAAGCTGCATCTGAAGAACAAAGCGAAGACTTGGAAGCTAAGACTGACCGTGTTTTCCAGAAACGTTTGGAAGAATTGGCTGACGATTCTACAGAGTATCTTTACTGGAAATTCGACACCAATTATTTCGAAGATCCTGTTGTTGGTTACAAAACCATCTTGAAAGAGACTAAGTCTCTCAACGAATGGAATGCTGACTTGTATCAGATGAATGACTACAAGACTCGCTATATGGACGACACCGCTCGCAAGCAATTCTTTGGTTCTTTCATTAAGGAATTCGATCAATTCAAAACTGATTCTATGCGTACGGTAAACTACCTTGTCAAAGAATTCGAGATGAAGAAGTCTGCTCAACTCTACAAACGTGCTCAGGTTTCCAAGGTTGGTTCTCTGGATATGCGTAAGGTGTGGGCTTACAAACTTCAAGAAGATTTGTTCAAACGTGTTACCACCTTACCGCAAGGTAAAAACCATGGTATGGTTATGCTGCTGGACTGGTCTGGTTCTATGGAAAATGTTCTTCAGGACACTATCAAACAGGTTATCAACCTTGCTATGTTCTGCCAGCGTATCCAAGTTCCATATCGTGTGTATGCCTTCACCACTGACTATCAAAAAGATATGTCTTATGACGAACGTCTGGAACGTGATCGTAAGATTCGTGAGTACAACGCAAAGTTTGGTGTGCAGAAAGATTTGCTGAGCAATGCCAGAAACTTTCACATGTTAGAATTCTTCAATGACAAGATGTCTTCTACTGAGTTTAATGAGATGGCTAAACGTCTACTGGACTATCGTTTCCGATGGAATGAAGGTTACAGCACCAGTGGCACACCACTGAATGAGGCGTTGGCTTGGTGCTATCTGAATCTTGGTGACTTTATCAAGAAGCACAATCTAGAGAAGACTACATTCATCACTCTTACTGATGGTGAAGGTGGTCAGTTGTGTGGTGATGGTCGTCGTCTTGATCCTGTGCGTAACGAATATATTGGTGGCAAGTATGTGCGTACCAAACTACGTCACTTCATCCGTGACGATGTTACGAAGAAAACCTATGAGTTGGAAGGCAACTCTGCGCAACAGACTGAAGCGATTCTGCGAATGATCAAAGATCGCCACAATGTTCGTACTGTTGGTTTCTACATCTGTCGTAATGCTCGTCGTGATTTGCAATCTGTTATTGCGGCAAACCTTCCAGGCTACACTGGTAGTGCAGAGGTTTTGATTGAGAACTGGAGAAAACAATTCCGTGATCAAGACTTTGCTTCTGTGAAGAATACTGGTCGTGATGACTTGTTCTTGATTCCTCAATCTTCTACGAAGATCCAAGAGGGTGAACTTGAGGTAAAGTCTGATGCAAAAGCTGCTAGCATTGCTCGCAACTTCAGCAAATACCTTAACGTCAAGAAGACTTCTAGGGTGCTACTCAATCGTTTCGTGGCTTTGGTAGCCTAAGTTGTTGATACTACAGGGAAAATAACCCTACTTTTTGTGGGGTTATTTCCAAAAAGATGTTGACTTTTTGGCTAGTTGTAGTATAATTATTTTATTGATGTGAATGGAGATTTTGTTATGAGTAAGGTTGATGATGCTTTCCGTGCTACGTTTGAGGCAAAACTTGCCGAGATGTATCCTGATACCCAGTCATCTGGGCAGGTTACTCGCCCACAACTGATTGATGTGATGACGAAACTGAAGACTGAGAAGTATCCTCTTTGGTTGATGAAGAATAAAGTTGGTCGTGGTATTTACGCCATTGATGGTGGCAAGACTGCACCTGTTGATGGCAATACCGCATTGAAAGATGAACCTGTGGAATCATATATCGTTGACTACACTAATGTAGAATCACTCATTCCAGTCAAAGATCCTAACTTTGTTCCCTTCGGTAACTTCACTGATTTGGAGAACATCATCAAGTCGGGTATCTTCTATCCCGCATACATCAGTGGTCCAACTGGTAACGGTAAGTCCACGATGGTCGAACAGATTTGTGCCAAGCACAACCGCCCCCTAATTCGTGTTAACCTTAACATGATGACTGATGAGGAACAACTCATCGGTTCTAAGACTCTCCAGAATGGAAACGTAGAAGTTGTAGAAGGTCCAGTGCTGATTGCTATGCGCACTGGTACTACTCTGCTGCTTGACGAAATTGACGCTGGCTCTGCCAACACTCTGTTGTGCTTGCAGCCGATTCTCGAAGGTAAACCCTACTACTTTAAGCTGAAGAATGAGATGATCATTCCTGCCAAGGGTTTCAATATCTGCGCCACTGCCAACACTAAGGGTAAGGGTTCAGACGATGGTCGCTACATCGGTACTAACGTGCTGAACGAAGCGTTCTTGGAGCGATTCGCTGTAACCTTCGAACAAGAGTATCCTTCAGCTAAGGTTGAAGTTAAGATTGTTCAGAATCTTATGGAATCTTACGGTTGTGCGGATGAAGAATTTGCAGAGACTCTCGTTAAGTGGGCTGATGCAATTCGTCGCACATTCGAAGATGGTGGTGTAGATGAGACGATTACGACTCGTCGTATGATTCACATCGTTCGTGCCTTTGCTATCTTTAAGAAGCGTGAGAAGGCTGTGGAACTGTGCTGCAATCGTTTCGATTCTGCAACTAAGGATGCCTTCCTGAAGTTGTACGATAACATTGCAAACCCTGCTCCCGAAGCACCGCCTGTAGTGGAAGCGCCGACTCCCTCTCCTTCTGAGGAAATTCCGTTCTAAAAAGTAATACTTTAGTAATCCCTTACAAGTTGTAGGGGATTGCAAAAAAGTGTTGACTTTTAGTGCAAGTTGGTGTATAATATAGTCTCTGAATCGTTGAAAAACCCCGAAAGGAAATATAGTATGTTGAAGTTTGCTGATCTGACTCTGTCTCAAAAGCGTTTCGTTGTGGCTCTTTTGGAAGCTAATCCCCAGTACAAGAAGACCCCTCAAATTACCCTGAAGGAATGCGCTGCATTCTATTACGAGATGCGTGACCAACGCACTGGTGTTAAGGGTGAGAAGATTGGTTATCCTAACTGGCTGTTCAACAAGAACAAGGTTGAGCGTGGCGTGTACCAAGTACCCGTGCCTAACGCAACCGAAATGACTGCATTCACCAAGGAAGTTGCTGCTAAAGCTGCTCCCAAGGCTACTGCAAAAGCAGCTAAGGCTACCGCAGCCAAAGTTGTTAAAGTGAAGACAGCAAAGGCTGCACCTGCTCCCAAAGCAGAGAAGACTCTGGAAGGCACTCGCCTCCAGAAAGTTATTGATGAATCCATCTCCATGGACGATGAAGTCGAAGATTTCAATCAGATCCTGCGTGAGAATGGCATCGAAGTCTAATTGACTTGTTTCAACTGGCTGATGAGGGACGCCATCCCCTCATCGGCTCTTTTTCGTTTGATGGTTTTATAATGGAGAAATTTATGTCTAGACAAGCAAAGTTGCTTTCCTACCTGAAGACTGGTGCTGAAGTTACTGCTCGCCAGATCCACGGATCCTTTGGTTTGAAAAACCCCCATGATGCAATTCACCAGTTGCGCTCACAGGGTAATTGCATTTATTCTAATCGTTCTAAACTTGCTGATGGCACTTCCACCATCAAGTACAAGATCGGTGCACCTAGCAAGCGTATGGTCCAGATCGCTAATGCGGTTCTAGGCGCAGACGCATTTATGGCTCGTCGTTAATCACAGCCAATGGGTATTCTCTGAGTACCCATTACCTGTTTAATGGAGAGAAAAGATGGCTACACTAGAAGAAGTTAAAGCGTCCCAAAAAGCCACCGCTGGTGGTCGAAAGTTTGATGGTGGTAAGCTGCAGTATGGTTTACTGCCACCCCTAGCATTGGCAGAAACTGTAAAGGTTCTGACATTCGGTGCAGAGAAATATGAGCCAGACAATTGGAAGCAAGTGCCTGATTCCAAACGTCGCTATTTCGATGCACTACAACGTCACCTGTGGGCTTACAAAGCAGGTGAAGAACTGGATCCTGAATCTGGTATCCACCATCTGGCGCATGCAATGTGTTGCCTGATGTTTCTTTATGAACACGATGTGAAATACTCTAAGGAATAATATGTTGTTTTGGAGAAAAACTACTGATGACAGTGTTGTCGGTAACCAAGCTGATGCGCTGAAGCGTATTAAAGAACTGGAAACCGAAAACAAGAATCTTTCTTATGCTGTTGGAGAATACAAAAAGCGACTAGAAGATGAGTATTCTAAAGCTAGTTATTCTATTGATTGGAAAAAGATCAATGCTTTTTCTATCGAAAGAATGTGGGACAACGGTAATCAAAAGACTGTGATTGGTTATATGCAGCATGATCCTGTTGTAACTACTGAGGGTGAAGGTGAGTCTAAAGTGACTTATAAAGATGTAGTTCGTGAATGGACTCTATATTGCACCCATGATGAACACCAACGACTGGTGAAACAATTTAATGAATATGTGAAAGGTAATCAATAATGACACTGTCATCTGATGCAGATAAAAAGAAACTCCACGCAGCTATCGTGGAAATTAGTAATTCAATGACTCGTATTGAAGGTGAGCGTGACTTGATTAAGGAAACTGTGAAGGATCTTTCTGATGCCTTCCAGATCCCTAAGAAGACCATTAGTAAGATTGCTAAAACTTACCACAAACAAAACTTCACTCAAGCTGTTGCTGAGAACGAAGAATTCGAAGAGTTGTACGAGAAGATTACAAAGTAATGGTAAAAATGCTTCTTGCATTTCTAATATCTTTCGGTATCTGTTGGTTCGGTATCAAAGGATATAGAAATCTAACTCTAAAGGACAAGTGGAGTCTAGCTAAACTTACTGGTTACAGTATTTTATGTTCTACTCTCGCTATGGTTTTTCTTACTGTGTTTGTTATTTTGTTTTGAAGGATAAATTATGAAAAGCGTTTTGAAAATTTCTGCTCTGGTTGTTGCTGCTGTTCTTGCTACTGGTTGCACTCGTATCGAAACTGGTGAAGTCGGTGTTCGTGTTGGCTTTGACAAACAGGTGCAAAGCGGTGAACTGCTGCCAGGTTCATTTAATCAAGTGTTGATTGGCGATGTGCTGACATTTCCTATCAAGGACGTTAATGTCAAACTTGATGACATGACTCCCGTGGCTAAAGATAATAGCACTATGAAAGACTTTGATGCTGTGGTTATCTACAACATCAACCAAGCACAGGTTGCTGAACTGTACTCAACTAAGAGTCAGGCATTCCATGCTCGTCATAACGGCGACATCTACTTGATGTACAACTACATCACACAGGCTGCTCGTAATGCTATCTACAAAGAAGCACGTAAGTATGAAGCACTGGATATGGCAGACAATCGACAGGCAATGGAAGCCGCTATCAAAGAGCAGATCCAGAAGTCATTGGCTGACGAAAAGCTCGACGGTAGTTTGATGGTTGGTCAAGTGTTGATTCGTAATGTTGTGCCAGCTGACTCTGTTGTTGCCTCTGCTAATGATTTGGTTCGTGCTAAGAACGAACTGAAGCAAAAAGAAGTGGAAGTGAAGACTGCCAAGATGGAAGCTGAACGTATGCAAGCTCTTTCTAATCAAGGAGCACAATCTATTGCTTATATGCAAGCTCAAGCGATGATTAATATCTCCGAAGGTATTAAGCAAGGTAAGGTTCAGACTATTGTTGTTCCAGCGAACTTCAATGCTCTGATGATGCCAAAATAATTTTAACAAAAAGGAAATTGAATATGATGACAGTTGGAGATAAAATCGAGAAGTTCGTTGTTACTGGTGTAAACCCAGGAAGCGACCAATTCTTTGATATTACAGAAGCCTCTTTCGAAGGCAAGTGGAAGATTATCGTTTACTACCCTAAGGACTTTACTTTTGTATGTCCTACAGAAATCGTAGCATACGATAAGTTGTTCCAAGACTTTGCAGACCGTGATGCGGTTCTGTTGACTGGTTCTACAGATAACGAATTCTGTAAACTAGCTTGGCAGAAAGCCCACCCTGATCTGGCTAAGATCAAGCACATCCAGTTCGCTGACACTCAGCGTGAATGGGATAAGTCTCTGATCGACCAGCTTGGTGTATTCTACAATCCTGCTGGCGCAGCACTCCGTGCTACATTCATCGTTGACCCAGAGAACGTTATCCAACACGTTACTGTGAACAACTTGAACGTTGGTCGTAGCCCAGAAGAAACTCTGCGTATCCTTGATGCGTTGCAGACTGGCGAACTTTGCGCTTGCAACCGCACTGTTGGTGGTGAGACTCTGTAATGCTTGATTGCTTAGTGATGGGCGATTCCATTGCTGTTGGTACTGCACATTTCCGTAAGGAGTGTGCAGTTATCGCTAAGTCTGGAATCAATTCAACAGACTGGAAAAAGAAGCATCTTGCTTCTATGCCGAATGCTAAGACGACCATCATTTCTCTTGGTAGTAATGATTGGGATAAGATGACTGCGAATAACTTACACGCTATTCGTAGCAAGATTGATGGTAAGGTCTATTGGATACTACCTTCATTAACTCGTAAACCGCAAGAACGTCAAGTGGTAAGAGAGATTGCTAATGAATTTGGTGACACAGTGATTGATCGCCCCAAGGAAATGTCTGCTGACGGTATTCATCCAACATATAATGGTTATAAAGAACTAGCGGAGAAAACGAAATGAGTTTTATTGAATCAGTAAAAGGTGCGTTGCCAGACTACGCAAAGGACACCAAGCTAAACTTGGACGCTGTCCTACTGCGTAGTACTCTTGATGCCGATGAGGCTATGGGTTGCGCTGTTGCTGCTTTGGCAGCAACAGGTAATGGTAAACTGTTGAGCGTTATGCTCGCAGATAATCCTGCAGATGCAAATGCTGCAATGACTGCTGCAAGTCTGATGGCTCAGAACAATGTATGGTATCCATATGTTGAGATGGCTGACGACGAACAACTGAAAGGTCTACCTGCACAATTGCGTATGAATGCGATTGCAACGCATGGCGGAACTACAAAAGAGAGATTCGAATCGTACTCTCTGGCTGCATCTATCGTCGGTAAGTGTCACTTCTGCGTCAAAGCACACTACGATGGATTGAAGAAGATGGGATACACTGTTGAACAATTGCGTGATATTGGGCGAATCGCTTCAGTAATGAACGCATGTGCAAAGGTTCTAAATTCTTAAAAATAATTTGCCTGAAACTTCGGTTTCGGGTATAATCTTTTATACATAGTAATGTGTTCATTTGAATGGAGAAAATATGAAACTTAGTAAAGAAACTGTCGGGCTGTTTAAGAACTTCGCTGGCATTAATAGCAACCTTCTTTTGAAGAGTGGCAATAAGCTGGCTACAATCAGCGCACAGAAGAACGTTATGGCTGACGCAACTGTTAGCGAAACGTTCCCAGACTTTGGCATCTATGACCTCAATGAGTTCTTGGGTGCAATGTCGTTGTTTGAAGATCCTGAATTGGACTTCAGCGAGAAGTATGTTACCATCAAACAAGGTAGCATGAGCATCAAGTATTTCGCTGCAGATGCATCTGTTCTGACTGCTCCCCAAAAGAGCATCACTTTCCCAGATGCAGAAATCCAATTTAACATTAGCGCCGCTATGTTGAGTATGGTTCAGCGTACCTCGTCTGTTCTACGTGCGTCTGACTTGACTATCGTTGGTGATGGTTCTACTATTACTGCAGTTGTAGGCGACAAGAAGAACGCAACTGGCAACTCGTTTAGCGAGCCTGTTGGTTCTACCGATAAGACTTTCAAAGTTAACCTGAAGGTAGAAAACCTTAAAATGCTCCCAGGAGATTATACCGTTAGCATCTCTAGCAAGAAGATCTCTCGCTTCAAGGGTGCTGGTGACTTGGTTTATTATGTAGCTGTCGAAGCAGATTCCACCTTTGACTTTTGATTGAAGAGGGAGTATAATCTCCCTCTCTTTTTTATTATGGAGTAATTATGGATATTCGTGATGGACAGTTTCTGTGGGTTGAGAAGTATCGCCCTCAGACTATTGATGATTGTATTCTCCCTGAGCGTCTGAAAAAGACTTTCAAGGACTATGTGGCACAGGGTGAACTGCCACATATGCTACTGTGCGGTACTGCTGGTGTAGGTAAAACTACTATCGCTAAAGCACTGTGTAATGAGATTGGTGCAGAGTATATCGTTCTTAACGGCTCTGACACTGGTGGTCACATCGACACCCTTCGTGACCTTGTTAAAGGTTTCGCCACTTCTGTATCCTTGACTGACGCTAAGAAAGTCATCATTATGGATGAGGCTGACTATATGCAAGCAAACTCTACGCAACCAGCACTGCGTAACTATATGGAAGAGTTTTCTGCTAACTGCCGATTCATCTTCACCTGTAACTACAAGCAAAAGATTATTGAACCGCTCCACAGTCGTTGTGCTGTGATTGAGTTTAAGATTGATACTGCTGACAAGGGTAAGATTGCTACTGCATTCTATCGTCGTGCTGTAGATATCCTTACTGCTGAGCAAGTTGAGTTCGATTCTAAAGTTGTAGCCGAACTTATCACAAAACACTTTCCTGACTGGCGTCGTGTTTTGAATGAGTTGCAACGTTACAGCGTTTCTGGTAAGATTGATACTGGTATCCTCGCTAACCTTAGCGAAGATTCCTATAACTCTCTGATCACCGCTATGAAGACTCGTGACTATCCTGGAGTTCGTAAGTGGGTTGGTAAGAATACCGATATCGATACGATTCAACTTTTCAGAGAGCTGTACGATACATCTAGCGAGAAGATCGAACCTTCTACAATCCCTAATTTGGTTTTGATTCTTGCAGACTATCAATACAAAGCTGCGTTCGTAGCAGACCACGAGCTAAATACTATGGCTGCGCTAACCGAAATTATGATGCAGTGTAAATTTAAGTGAGGTTGATATGGAAGAAATCTTTCTAGTTTTTGCAGTCTTTGCAGTAGGTTTCTTGTGTGGATGGGAAATGCGTGAACGTGCAGCACGCAAGTATGTTGAAAAGTTTCTCGAAGAAAACTTAGAAGAGTTAGAACGTAATTCCGAAGAACCTTCAGTTAATATTCTAATCGAGAAACACGGCGAGATGTACTACGTCTTTCACAAGGAAGACAGTTCTTTTATAGCACAAGGTAAGAATCGCATAGAATTGGAAAAGGCTTTGGCAAAAGTTCATCCAGGAAAAAAATTCTTTGCTACTCCTGAAAACTTAAAAGAAGTAGGATTTAAATAATATGATGAAAATTTTGAGTGAATATCAAGAGGGTACACGTAACGCTAGAATCTATAAAACCCAGAATGGCGACTATGGCGTTGTAGTTTACGATTCTCAGGATGATTACAATGGTTTTGATAGTTTTGATTTCTTGGAAACCGCCGAGAATTTTGCAGAAGACTGGGTGAATAAAGATGTCCCCATTTGATTTTGTCAACGCTATTAACTATAAGAAAAATCTTTTAGCAGAAGACCCTCAAGCAGAAAAGGAGTACGATAAAAGTAAGTGGATCATCAACAAAGCATTTAGTTATTTTCCAGATACAATTATGCCAGCCAATGCAATGAATGAGCGTTGGTATATTCCAGCTAAGTGGCAATTTAATTTTTTCCTAAATACAATTACAAAAGGTAAACGTCGAAGCGAGTGGGTCAAAAAAGAACCTACGACAGAGGCATTAGCTCTTGTAAAAGAATATTTCGGCTATTCAAGCGAAAGGGCGAAGGAAGCGTTGCTAATCCTCTCCGAACAAGACTTGAAAGTGATAGAGGAAAAATTATATAAAGGTGGAAAATAATGTCTGTAGAGATGATTTACTACGACTGGACGCCTGAGTCCATGCTTGAAGTGACGCTGCCAGAACCAGATAACTTTTTAAAGGTTCGAGAGACTCTTACTCGCATCGGCATCGCATCCAGAAAAGAAAACAAATTGTATCAATCCTGCCATATCTTACATAAGCAGGGTAGATATTTCATCGTCCATTTCAAAGAATTGTTTGCTTTGGACGGTAAAGAATCGAATATCACTAGCGGTGATATCGAGAGACGAAATGCAATTGCTGGACTGTTAGCTGACTGGGATCTATTAAAGATTCTAAATACACAGCAGGCAGAACAGAAAGCATCTCTGTCTCAAATTAAAGTGGTCTCTTATAAAGAGAAAGACCAATGGGAACTTGTGCCAAAATATAATATTGGGAAAAAGGTAAAATGATTAAACTTGATTTGACTATTGAAGAAGTAAACACTATTCTACGTTCTTTGGGTAAGCACCCCTTTGATGAGATTGCTAATCTTATCGTAAAGATCAAACAACAAGGTGAGCCACAGGTGGAAGAAATCGTCCGCCAAGCTGAAGCTGCTAAAGCAGAAGCACCAGCTGCCTAAATAAATTTGCATCCCTCGGGATGGGAACCAGCATACCTGCGAAGGCTGGTTAAATGTCCACAGGTACTGAATTTAAGAATCCACCTTAGGATCCGTTCTGAAGTCTACGGTAACAGGCGTCCGAGCAATTGCACTGACTCTCGTAGTAGTCGCTGGATAAAGTAACCAGCATGTTATGCCTTCGGGGTAACTACAATTTAATTAACTCGCTTAATAGGAGAAAACTATGAACAAACAGTTCGTTCCTGCATTCTTTTCGCAAGATGCATTCAAAGACATCGATAAACTTTTCTTGGGTTTCGATGACCAATTCAAACGCATGCAAGCACTGCATGATGATTTGACAAAAAACATTCCAAACTATCCTCCATTCAACGTCCGTAAAAACGGTAATACTTACACAATCGAGATTGCGGTTGCTGGTTTCGCACAAAACGAAATCGACATCACTATCGATGGCGGTAAGCTAATCGTTAAAGGTAACTCTGAATCTGTAGAACCAGATGAAACGTTTGTGTTCAAAGGTATTGCTAACCGTGCATTCACTCGTGCATGGGCTCTTGGTGATTCTTATGAAGTCAAAGACGCTGAGTTGTTCAACGGCATCCTCAAGATCGCACTTGACAAGCTAGTTCCAGAAGAGCAAAAAGCTAAGAAGGTTCCAGTCAAGGCAGGTAAGGGAAAGCAATTCCTACAGGAGGATGGTTATGACAAAGCTGCTGAAAGCCTGTAAAGAAATCATTCTAGGTATTGCCGATGGTATTAACCAGTTTAAAACTTACAAACAAGGTAAGGTAAAATGAAAAACTTGCTCAAGAAACTGTCCAAGTTATTTGAGCAAAAGTCCCCTCTAGAAAATTATATCATTTCTAAGAATCCACAATCTACAGCTGATGTAGAGCATTGGGCTAGAAGATATTCTGAAAGAAAGGGATTCACATTATGAACAACTGGATACCAATGACCGACGAAGACTGGGATTGGGTGAATGGAAAAGTTCCACCAAACCCTAGTGATAAAAAATAAATCGTCGTAGAAACTTAGGGGGACTTTGATCCCCCTAAATAATTTCTATGATGAGAGCAAGACTATCCCCAAATCTAATTTCATTCGTCTTAGTGCGAAGAGGGGAATGGCATCTCAAAGTATCTGTTTTTAAAAACAAATACATAATGGTTGCAGCGCATCATACAATTGACTTGGATAAGTTTATTATTAAGTTTTTTGAAGATCAAAATGCTGCTGCAGATTTTATTGAAAGATTAGTTGAGGAATAGTATGATTAAAGTGTTCAAATTGATTAATGGTGAAGAAGTTATTAGTGAAGTTACTTCAGATTCACAGGCTGGTTATTTCTTAGATAAACCAGCGTCAATTCAGTTGCAGCAAACTGCTCAAGGTGTTGGCGTTGGTATTGCACCATATATGCCATATGCAAAAGATAAGATTTATCTTTTTAAGCATGCAATTGCCAGCGAAGCTAGTGCAGATGAAAAGATGGAAAATGAATATCGTAGGGTTTTTGGCTCTGGTATTCAGGTGGTATCCGCTGGATCCATCAAAATGTAAACCTAAAGTATTACTTTTAAAGACCCTACCGAGTGTAGGGTTTTGTCATTTAGGTGTTGACTTTTTTGCAGATTAGGGTATAATATATCTTATGATGAATTGAAAAGGAGCTTTGTTATGGGTCTCGATATGTACTTTTCGGCTAAGAAATATATGAGTAAGTATTTCGACAAGGCTGACGTTGAGCGAATTGAAAAAGTCAATGACATCTTTGGTGTCGTTGGCATTGAAGACGAAGACTATGGTGCACAAGAAGTAACTTTCCGTGTAGCCTACTGGCGCAAAGCCAATGCCATCCACGAATGGTTTGTTCGTAACTGTCAAGATGGTCGAGATGAATGCCAAGAGGCATGGGTCAGCCGTGAACAGATGCAAGAGCTAATTGATATCTGCCGACAGATTATTGCTGACCCGAAGAAAGCTGAAGAACTGTTGCCCACTCGCAGTGGTTTCTTTTTCGGTTCCACTGAGTATGATGAGTGGTATATGGGACAGCTGCAGTTTACTGCCGATAGACTGGAGAAAGTTTTGAACGATCCCGCATTCGGTAAGGGTACTGACTTCTACTACCAATCGAGTTGGTAATGAAAGCATACCAAGAAACCACTAAGGACTGGGTAGGTGATGTGGCCAATCACATCTACTACCTGTCTGACGACAAGCGTAAACTCTACGCATTCTACAATGTTAACACTGGCTCTGTGAAGACATTCAAGAAACCTATTGGATTTGATCCTCGCTATCGCACCTTTAAAGAATTGAAACGCAAATGAACCTACACGATTTTTTCAATCAGCTTGCTGCTAATAATTCTCGCAATTACAAAATTGAGCAGCTGGAAGCGAATCGTGACAACTCGACCTTGCGTGAAGTTGTGCGCTTGGCTCTAGATCCATTCACTCAATTCTACATCCGTAAGATTCCAGAATA